GCTTCTTCTTCTTCATGACTAGCTGACAATACCGCTGAGTATGCACTCGCGTCGCCTAGCGCCGCCTCTGTGTACCGCACTCGATAGTAAACATTATTGTCAGTTGGCGTGTCGGTATACTCATAGAACTGATGCCCTGCCAGTAGGCTGATCGTTTTGACTGTCGTCCACGGGCCTGACTGTGTGGCAGACCTATCAACCTCTATTTCTGCATACCTCTCCATTACTGTGGCTATCGGGAAAGCCTTTACCAGTAAGAAAACATTTGTTACAGCAGAAGCGTCTTCTGCGTTTGGCACACTTTCTATTGATGGTATTAGACCTAAGAGGTCAAATCGAACAGTGGCAACGGCAGGTGCTACAAAGTCACGATCAAAGCCAATAGATGGGATTGTCAGTCGATAACGGAACCCTTGAATAGCTGTTGCGCTAAACGCACCTGCGACATCAGTCACTAGCTCGACAGGGTCTAGGATCAGCCCGACGCCGCCGATAGCTTCAGCCGACTGCACACTAGCAGGTGCTGGCTCTAAACGGACTAACGCATCTGAAACCCCTGTACCTGTAGCATCTTGGATAGTACCTGTGATCTGCACAGTTGCCACTGGTACCCCCTATGTCGAGGTCATCTGCCTGATTGCCTTGATAGTTACTCTCGAACCTACAGAGGCAGTGGAGAGGTAAGGCTTCAGGCGCATGAAATGTCCCGCGCATTCAATCTGAACTGCAAGTTTCGCATCGCCTGATGACCAAGTGAGTTCGTTGGATTTGTCCAACGCTGTCGCTGTGCCTGTCAGCACTTCAAAACTGCAAGCACGCTCGTACCAGTTAGCACCTGCGGTTGCCTTACTCCACGAAGACTGAATGGCTATATTCAACTCCACGCCTGTGTCTGCGCCTGCTGTGAAGTCAATGAGCAATAGTATCCTGTCATATCCCTGCACTGGGATAGGCTCAGAATAGCTAGAAGCGCCTGCCGTAGCGACGATGTCGATTGCGGTATAATCTGCGTGAGCATCAAAGGGAGTGTCGAGGGTATTCATCCCTCGCACTTGCATAACGCGCAGACCACGGGGAGTCTGCGCGGTTGCGGCCACCGATGTTGGTATGCCGCTCATTCTTAGACTCCGATTACAATGTAGTTTACTACTACATTACCAGCGGCGCTAGCTATAGCTCCCACTGTCAAAACACCAGATGAATCTACTGTCGCATATTGGATGTGAGTCGCCGTGGCGTCTACAGCATTCATTGTTGCAACGGCGATCCCGTTAGCGAAATCTGCTCCGAGAGCCACTGTGATAGAATCAGTAGCAATAGCAATAGTCGCCTGTCCAGCGACACGCTGGTTATTTGAAGCAATGAGGCTAGTCAGCTTTGCTGCTAGGTCGAAGCCTACTGGCCTATCGGAAAGTGCGGGTAGGTAATCGCGAATCATTCGCTTTTCTTGTGCGGTTAGGGCTACGACAGTTGACATATTTTCAGTCCTCCAGTAAGGTTATGCGTTCTTGAATGGCTAAAACTGCTGACTTACGGGTTTTACCACCGTTTTCAGCGTCAAGTAAAGTGGACAGGTGGTTGTCATACTCACCTGTTTTCAAAGCGGCTGTGATCTTACTTACAGATTGATCCAGCACATCAAGGGGGGCGGCGGCGCTCACAGATTCGAGATCAACGGGTGCGACCTCTGGTTGAGCCTGTGAACGCGCCGCTGGTGCGGGCGGTTCAGGTCTTTCGACCTGAAGCCTGTAGTTGCTGCCTTGTAGAAGGCGCTCTGCGTCTTCTTGGCAGCAGCCAGCGGTGGCGCTGACAATCTCACCGTCGGTGAGATGGAGGGCACCAGTAACTTCATTGACTGCGTATACTCGTCCGTTTACGGCATGGCGCGTACCACGCGCATGTCGCCGACGGTTGATAACTACGATATCAGATTTACTGCTGCCCATTGTCAGCCTCCCGTTAGCTATTTATCACGATCCGTAAGCACCAGTGCTTAGCTTGCCTACATTTATAAACATGCCGTTCTTCTGAGGAGCCATGATTTGGAGGGCACCATATAAAACTTGCATCCAGCGGATACTAGAGTCAATAGTAGCTAATGGAATCTTACTGAATGGGGCCAATTGCTTCCAACAAAGTACATCAGCAGATTGCGTTAGCATGTAACCGCGTGAAGTATTTGGAAGGAACCTGTTGAGGTCTGTCACAACTTGAGTCGCGCCAGAGCGTGCAACCTTCATGATAAGACGAGATGTTGCGACAGCGGCGTCAGCCTCTGTACGATAAATCTCGTAGTACTCAGTAGTCGTACCACCGTCAGCGATGGTGAAAGTAACAGCGTCACCAGATGCAACAGTTACTGAAGCAGAGTCCACAGGAACAGCCTTACCCTTCGAGTTACAAGCTACAACTTGGTAGAAGTAATCGCCAGCGTCAGATGCGCCGAAGTAAGTTGATCCAGATCCACCCCAAGCACCTGCCGCAGGTGGCACAGTGATAGTGTTAGCTGAAGGACGCTCAGAGCCACCGACACCCGCCGCAGTAGCAAGGCCACTGTCAGGGATAAAGATGTCTGAGTTCAGGCTGATGTCACCGAAAGGTGTAGTTACACCCTTGATGCTGATACCAGCCATCCCGTCGCGAGGTGCAGGTAGATCATAGCGCTCTTTCGGGTACATGATCTTAGACAGATCCTTGACTGGGCCAGTTGGCAACCAGAGGTCTGAAGGCGCACCATAGTTAGGCTCAGCGATCAAGCGCTCAGTCATATCAGCGATATGATCTTCGGTTAGAGGCTGACCACGCATGTCGATGACATAGTCTGTCTCGTAACCTGAGAGCTGACCGTCACCCATTGCAGTTGAACCCCATGCGTCAACAAGTGTTTTTTCAAGACCGTTGAACTGTACGCCCATCAAATCTTCGTCACCATCGAACAATGTACGCTCTAGCTGGCGAAGAAGGAATAGAGTACCGTTGACAGTCTCACGGGCGACAGCGTCACCGTGTGCGGCTTTCAACAGGCTCATGACATGAGTAACGCGACGAACGGTACCCATGAACTTCACCCGTGTGTAGGCGCGTTCGTAGGTCGAATCGTCCTCAGTAGGTAGTGCGCCTTCAGACATGAAGACAGCGTTACCAGCACCGTAGCTGCGAAGACGATTGAACTCTTCGATAGTGTTGTAGGCGGCAGTCTTTGACAATGATTTCCAGAACTTGATGTCCTGTGCCCTATAGGTCACATTGTAAAGGGTGCTGTCGAGGCTTTCCACACGAAGTGGGAAGCCTTCACCAGCGGCCATTCCGGGATTATTGATGTCACTGCCAGCGGTTAGCGCTTTATTTAGCGCTAACACATCGTCAGCAGATCCTTGGCCGCCGATAACGCCTCCCTGATTGGGATTGATACCGTTGCCATAGTCTTGCCATGATACGAACTCACCAGACATTAGAAGTCTCCTGTTTTGTTATTAGACCGCTCTTATGGCGGCGAGAATGTTAGAAGGAATGTTTCCTGTTTGCTCAAACATCGCTGTCGCGTGCATGATCTTATCCATAGCGGTATTGTCAGACTCCTCAGAGGCGTGCATCATAAGTGACCGAAGTCCCTTTTTGATAGCATCGCTTCCCAGATTGTCAGGTGTGTCACCTACTGTGGATTTCGATAATGGACGACCGCGAACTTGTGACCTTTCACTGGATACGGAACGGCGAGGCGCGGGTGCTGCCTCTACCTCTTCCACGCGCCCTGCAAGGCTCTTGATTATTTCGTCTTGCTCGGCGACGACGACTGCAAGGCTCTTGACCAAGCTGCCTTGCGCTTTCAGCAACTCTCTAGTTGCCCGCCCTTCGCGAGAGACATCTTGAGCGACTCCTTGCATACGCTGATCCATGCCTTGTACAAGTGACTTCAAAAAGTCGCTGGCGTCTACAAGAGCGCCTGCGTCTTCGTCATCTGTCATGACATCGTAGAGTGACTTGTGGAGGTCTTCAGGTGTCTCTACCACATCTTCGGTAGCACCTGACCAGATTTGGCCTAGCTCGACACGCTCTGATTTCGAGAGTGTACCAGAATCTAGCTTAGTCGTCAGGAACGACTCACGGCCAGTGCCTGATTCACGAAGGGCATCTTCTGTTGCATCGTATGCTGCGATGCTCTTCAAGAGGTCGCCTGCGCTGATTGATTTTCTCGCACCTTTGCGTGACATATCCATCTGTTCTCCATCTTCATCGGAAGCCTCAGCTTCCTCTTCGGGTTGATCGTCTGAAGACTCTTCAGCCTCCTCTTCCTCTGGGGCTTCCTCTGAGGCTTCCTCCTCTTCAGACCCTTTAGATAGCAGACCTTGTAGACCAGCAATGTCCATACCCTCGTCGATTGGTAAGGCTTTGAACACTTCGTCAGAGACACCTTCACAGCCTGCGCTCTTGCACATCTTTTGGTAGCCTTTGTAAGTAAGTCCCGCTGGTCGAGATTTCATCATCATTAGGGTCTTCCCTGCTGGGGTTAGCCCGCCTTCTGTTGGTTTCATTGAATGCCTCCAGTTGCTTCTGCAACAATGTCATCAACCTCTTTCGTTGACAAGTTTGGATATCTGTAACTGACAATAATAGATGCTTCCGCTTTTGTCAGCGAAACATTTGATTTTCTTTTACTTTCACAGTAATCCGCGACGGAATCTGCCCACCGTGAAAGGTACTGTAGCGAGTCGATGGTGGGCGCGGTAGCGGCTGTAGCCTTGGCCAAACCTCCATCTGAATCGTCGTCGTCAAGATTGTCAGCAGATATATCTACCAACTCAACTTTTTCGACATCGTCCTCATCTTTTTTCTTTCGTTTGTCCATTGACTCGGTGCGAAGGGCAAATCCATCACCACTTTCTGAACCTGTCGGAGCCTCGATAGCGTGACCTGCCATAAGAGCTTTCGCTAAAGCATTTAGGTGGGTGTCGGTATTGACAGGACAATGCGTGACTGCAACATTCCTAACCTCTGCCCTGACAATCTTTGAATGCTCGCGACGATCTCTAGCCAGCACCTTCCCTTCGATGCTGAAGCCCAAACGCCTGTCGCCGCCTGACTTACCTAATGACTGTGCTAACGAATAGACTTTACGGCCTTCGTCCGTGTCGAGAAGATAGCCCTCTGCCCACCACCCGTTATGCTGACTCTTCGAGCCGTCGGGGAGCTTCTGACCTTTTTTCACGCGCTCGACAGAGGTTGGGTACCCTAGGACATCTGTAGTTTTCTGACCGTGGTTGTCGTTGTACCACCCATGTCTCAAGAAAGGCGCGAAGTCCAAGCCATCTTGGACTACGCGCTCACCCTGTCTATCCAACCCGTCAGTGCTGACAATCCCACCTATTCTAAGGGGGTTCTCCTCACCTGACTTCTCCCATGTGGACAACGGGATGTATATCTTGAAAGTGTCGCTCAAACTTGACTCCAAACTAAAAAAGGGCGGCAACTATAATATAACAGTTTTGCCACCCCTTTGCCGTTATTCCAGCGGGTCTTGCAAGTAGCGTCACACATTGTCGGGTACTTGTCAACACTATCTTCGGATTCTTAGCGCTGGGACGGGTTGGTTTGGCTTTATGGCCTTCGATAATGTCGCATTAGTGGCTATCGTCACATCAGCCTTGCAGAACGGGCAAGGGCCATGTATTCGGTCATCAGCATCCACTAATAGGATACTTAGCCTGACACGGCTACCTCCCTCAGTGGCGGCACCGCCTATAGACTTGAAGCAATGCGGGCAGTTGATCTTGCTCATGCTTCCCTCAGCAGACTAATCATTTTGTACAAAAATCCACCAAGGCTTATCACCAAGCTGGTATAAGCTACGCGGCGGCTATGTAGGTCTTTTCGGAAACCCTCACCTAAAGCGTCCCGCTGTATTTTATATGAAAGTTGTTCCATAGGCTCAACACCCTTCAGAGCCTCAAAGAAATCTGGGCAGCGCCTCTTGTCGTAGACACTGTCAGTTGGAAGTCTGATCTGATACCACAGACAGGTACCCGCATACGCCTGCTCGCGACTATCGGCAGGGTAGGTATACCACAGCCCACACCTTCCACACCTCGCCATTACTCAACTAGCCCTAGACACTCTGCTGTGTGATAAACCCTCGGCTTCATGGCCGTACCGAACTTCACCGCCGCTTTGGCTATGCCGCGCAAAACACGCTTTACACCATTAGCGCCGTGATGTTCCATTATCCACGCAACTGTAGTATGCGGCTCGATCCAGTTGACTAGGTATTCGAGCTGAGCACTGTCACCATCAACTGACAATCTATCGAAGGCACTGATGTTTTCTAAGCCTTTGTTGTACTGAGATCCGGGATAAGCGCATAGGAACTGTGACAGATCGTAGTCAGCAGGGTTGATGTTCAGTCGATGATTGCCAGCGGGCTTTGCCCTACCTGCACCTGATTGTTCTACTTTTACCATAGCTTGCCTCCAAGTTTGTCTAGATCGAATACCAGCGCCGCCCGCTTCAGAACGGTGAGTGCCTTGGCGATAGCTTTAGGTATAACTGACAATGTTGCGATGTCCTTAGCGCCAACCTCTTCAAAACCACCTTCTGGTCGGAAGGTAACCCCTGAGTTCACGGCAGTAAAAATGTCTTCCATGCTTCGCATTCTGGCGCGTTGAGTAGCTCTGGTTCGCCGCTCTGAGCTAACGGGGTACTCTTGCTCAAAGCCTGTATACACACGCGCTTTAGTCTTCTTACCGTCATCACTGTAGGTGTACTCGGTTTTCTGGCCTACATGTCCACCTGCCGACAGCTTTCTGACATTGACCAGATACTTTTTAGTCTTCAGTATAGCTCTATCGGTAGGGTTCAAGGTGTCTATCAAGCGGTTGTTGATCTCATTTTCAGTAATGATCCCACCACCAGCCTGTTTACGCATGTCCTCGCCTATTGAACCTCTGTTGTCTTCGATCCAAGTGAGTATTTCTTGCGCTCGAATCGCCAAGTAAACAGCAGCAGGGTCATGCGTAGCGCTCTCAGCATCTTCAGACTTCGTAAAGCCTGCCGACATGATAGCTGATTTGACAGTTTCAGGCTGCTTGTCGATCCACTGACGCACCTTGTTTTCCACCGCCTCAGTCGTGACCTCGCCACTATAAGTACCTGCGAGGGGATCAGGCACATTCATCTTCGCGTCATCGAACTCAACATAATACTCATTCGTTCTAGGTATGACTTCTTTTCTCAGATCTGACAATAGGGTAGACGCCGCAGTCCCTCCCATAGCCGCTGCCGCCTGACACCGCATACCGACTGCCCTGACCTTTGCCGCCTCCTTTGGCCTACCTGTCGATTCTAATGCGTTAGCTGCGTCGAAGCAGGTGGTCTTGATGGACGCGAGTGCTTGAGGCAAGCTGACTCGCTTGCCGCCGTGGATCTCACTGCCTGATGAAATAGCCGCGCCTATTTTCAACCCTGCAACACTTCCGCTGTCGTACTCTCTGGCGGTTACACCAAAGATCTCCGATTCGTTTCGGCGAAGCTCGCTAAAAGGCCCATCGCTGTGGAATACTGGGCGTCCTAAGTCGTCGGTAGCTTGCACCATTACAGGCTCACGATTGCTAGAATCTGACAATGCTGCTCGGAGCTTTTTGTCCAGATCCTGCTTTGCCTCTTCTGACAATCCTGTCGCTTCCATCTGATTGCGTAGGGTGTCTACCAACTGGGTACCCTCTGTTGTCAGCTTCGTAACACCTTCACGCGCAGGCTTGCCGTTGACCATCTCGATTTCACCTGTCGCCAGATCGCGCTTAGGTCGAGTTTTTTGAATCATCTTCCGCTTACCGATTAGCTTCTCCTCGACAGCGGCAGAGAGCATTCTAGCGCAGCGCGTTATCCGCTGGGCTTCTGCCATCGGTGAACCCAGTGAATCATACATCACCATCTCTGAAGAGTTACCCCAGTTGAGGCCAACTTGCGCTGCGTCAGAGGCGACGATCATCTCGCAGTTGTTGAATACCGATGTCTGGCGCTGCGTCAAGGGCGGCTCCTCAGCCGCATTCGCCATCGCTATTTCAGTGTACGCCCGCTTCAGCTTGCGAATCTTGTCAACTGCTTTGCGCTTTTCTGCACCCTCTAGTTTGTTAGGGTCACCAACTAGCGTAACTGCTCGGAGTAAGTCACCACTAGTTATCAATGGTGGGTTCTTACCGAACTGGGCCTCTAGCTCGCGGCGCTCCTTCGCTGTGAACTTCTTACCGTAGAAATACAACTCACGCTCTGCCCCCGTCCCTGCTGGTACAGATACAAATGATTCTGGTGGCGTGATGCCGAACTGAGCGTTTATGATTTCGCGCTGATCGGCTGTCCATTGCGACATCTTGATGCCCTCACAGCCGCTAGGTAGGTAGTTCTGACCGATGTCACCACCGTAAGCCTGCCAATCGACTGAGTACTTGTTACCTTCAGGATCTCGGTATGATGATGAAGGGGCGGCCTGTGCGGTCTTATGTACGAACAGGCTAGTCGTGGTATCGCGATCTAGCGCGTCCTTAGTCTTCTGAAAGATTGCACTGTTCAACTCACGGTTACCTGTATGGGTAGAGCCAATATAGGTTACAAAATACTTACCAATCGGACTAGGTGGATCGCCCTGTGTTGCAGGGTCGTCCTTGTCGAACATGATGGAGCCTTTGATACACTCGTTCACATCGCGGTAGCCCATCTGTCGCAGTTTGGCCTCCATCGTGCGGCAGGAATCTAGTATACCATTACCAAACAGCACCATCTGACGCTTACCGTCTGGGCCGTCGCCTGAACCATCATGGAAACGCTCGATATGCGATTGAAGCTCATCAGCCTTAGCGTTCTGGTGTACCATTGCTAAATCTGCCTTCGGTCGATCAGTGCGGCGGCGCTCACCAACATCAAACAGAGACGAGACTAACTTGTTTATACTCTCTTCAGGTGCGAAGATAGTTTCACCTGCCCTAACTCCTGACATGATTGTCAGCGGCACACCCTTGTCCGTAGGCTCATCACCTCGATAGACTAACTTTGGTGGTTGCCAAGCCGCAGTCACAGCCTTCCACTTGTCCAGCTCCTCTTTGTACATAGCCTTGACTGCGTCAGTAGCTGACTTTTGTGGCGCTTTAGGCTTAGGTGGTGGCTTGATGCCTAGCTTTTTCAAGACAGAAGCCTTCACCTGAACTGTGTCGCCAGACTTTACCTGTGCGAACCCGCCGCGAGACTTAGGCTGTTTAGCCTCCGCATCCCAATCGTCAGGGTGATACAGCAGGTGCAGAGATCCGCGTGGGTCGGAGATCCAACTATCTGATGCTGACATCTCAATCTCTTGCCCACTGTGCGTCAGGCGTACTGAGCTTTGAACGACCGTTGGCGTTGGGTTCACTTCTAAAAGCGCCTGCGCCCTGTCTAAGGTTATTCCGTACTGCATGGCTATAGCTTTCAGAACGCCCTCTGGATCAATGGAAGACGAACCTGACAATCCTGCGAGTTCTACACGGTAGGCTCTTTGAATGTCCATCGCTGTCTGGATCTCCTCCTTGAGAGCCTCTAGCTTCTTAGCTGCGAATGTGTCGCCTGCTAAAACTTGATCACGAAGCTGATCAAGTAGATTGACACCGTGACCTCGAAACGCGATGCCGAGTGGGCCAGCGTCTGGGTTGTCGATAGTCTTTGGCCAACCCGCCGCTCGCATACGGCGCTTAGCCTCCTCGAACTGAGCCTTAGTGACTGGGAGTTTCATAGGGTCTTTTACACCCTTCACAGGGATACCGTAGCCAATAGGCTTGCCAGCCAGCATGTGGTACGGTAGACCGAACACTTCACTGCAAAAAGTATCGTACATAAGGGCGGCTTGTGGCCCACCCTCTAGCTCGCTGATCATTCGCCATTTCCCTGTGCTTTTACCGCGTCCCTTGTTCATCAGAGCGCCTATGTTAGGCGTCTCTAGATCCTTCTTGGAGACATTACCTGTCTTCGGGTCTTCAACCTCGATTTGAATGTTCAGTTGGGAATCTCCGGGACGATAGCCAACACAGTTCACGATGGCGCGAGCAGCCATTGCCTTCTTTCTCACACCTTCATCTGAAAGTTTCTCTAGCTCTTCCATCGTAAGTGCAGGTAGATCGGCATTGTCGCCTAGAGCCGCTAGGTAGAAGTTGTACAGGTTAGCTTGTACGCCCTGCATCGTAGCGTGCTTATTCTCTTCGATTCTAATCGCTGGCATGGTTTTACCGCGCACATCTTTCGACCCTGCGACATCCATGTATTGCGATAAGATCGCTGATAACTCTGCCATCTTCTCAGGCTTGATCATCACTCGCGGCCCTTTGCCCGTCTCACCTAACTCATGTGGGATAGGTGAGTAGTCGCAGTATTCGTCTAAGAACTTCGCCTTAGTCATGTCGCCGAATACCTTACCGTTCGACAGTAGCCTGATGTATTCTACAAAATCAGACGGTGATGTTGTCATAGGAGTACCCGTGAGCAACATCAACATCTTCATGTCGTCGTTCCACTCGCGAACCTTACGATTACGCTCAGCATCTTCGTTCTTGATACCCATGTGAACTTCGTCAATGATCAAACCATCAAAGCCACAAGCCTTGAGCTTGTCGGCGTGAAGCGTGAAATACTCTGGGCCAACGACGACTATCTCAGATCGAGCGCCATCCTCCATTGACTCAAATGCTTCGATAGGTATGTGGGTTGAGCCTGATCCGACTACTTGGCAACCGTCGTCAAAGTCTGATGCTGACTGCCGCCACTGCTCGACGGTGGAAAGCGGTGCTACAACTAGCACCCTTTTTGGATTGTCAGGGTGCAAGCGGGTAGTATCCCAAGGGTTCTCTTCGAGAAAACGCTGGCGATCCGCACCTACTCTGTCACCTGCGTCTGCGCGGTATGGACGGCGCAGCATCATCTGCGCCGCTGCCAATGCTGAGACAGTCTTACCTGTACCCATATAATGGGCTGCTAACACTCTACCGTTGTTGTCGATTGTCTTCTGCAATAGCTGCTTCTGGTGAGATCCTAATGTGAACGGCTTGCCGTTCGGCAATGTCGGGTTCAGCTTTACATTCCACGCCTCGTTCAGCGATTTTGGATCAATCTCGTCCAACTCCATTACATGCGACTCGTCGGTGCGAGCGCGAGCGGCAACGCGCAGCATTTCAGTACGCTCTGCCAACGCTTGGTTTACTGAGTCGGTGAGCGACAGGCCGCCGATAGCACTGCGTAGCTTATGGAACTGGTCTACCGATACAGTGGCGCTGACTAGTTTCCTTCGCCCTAACAGGTCAGGTGCGCTCCACTTAGCCGTTACGCCTGCCAAACCTGCCAAACTATCAAGGCTGTACGATCCATCAGTCGGTGGCACAAGGCGTACCTCCTTCGTAACCGAAATCCCAGATCTAGGATCGACCTCATGGTGCATGTAAGCAAGTACATTGTCAGTCAGACCTTCTGGCACTACCGCTGCTTCTGGTGGTCGTAGGTCGTTGTTTACCATACTCTCTGATCGATAGAATAGTTGACCCGACGCTCCACCTTTTATGTCGCCTCTGAAAATGTACTGTGTCTCGTAGGCTTTTTGGCGCTCGGACTCAGCAGTCTCCTTCCAGTGTGCGAGTGCTGGCGTAAAGTGCTTCGCAAACCAAGCCTTCTGGAGCGAGTCGTGGGTGTACCAAGCGGGAAGATCACCACTGCGCTTTAGGAGCTGAATCCTCGCTCTGGTTTTCTTGTTAGGAACATTGCTGCGTAGCTCCCTGTCTATTTCTTTCTTTTGGAGTCCTGTCATGCCGCCAGCAGGGCTTGGTAGCTCTTCAAACTGCTCAGGCATTTGATCCCAACGAGGCTTAGGAGGTAGCTCTCCCGCCAGCTTGCCTTGGATAATCCTGTGCAGCGTTGCTACGATTTCCTTGTCTTTGGCGGCTTTTGAGCGCTGCTCAGCGCCCGTGACAGATAGGACTGTGCGCTCGCCTACCCTTATCGATCTGTCCTTATACGAAGGTCGCTGAGTAGCTGGCTTCATGCGTATAGCTTCGCCTTCGATGACTGCCCTAGCATTATCTCGGAACTGGCTGAAAAGCGGATCGTCTTTGATAAGATGGTCAAGCCTCGGATCAGTTTTATTGAGTTTGCTCTTCCAGTAGTCTCCGATTATGCGTGGCTGGCCTCGACCGTCGAACTCCACTTCTAAATGCAAGTGATGATCGGTGTCGCCTGCCTTCGCCATTTTCCACTTGCCGCTCTTCGTGCGAACCCGCTGGCGATCTGTGCGGAGCGACACCCATGTCCTACGCTGCTCAGCAGCGGCTATTCTCATATACTTCTCAATGTCAGCGGCGCTCCTAATCGCTTCACCGTTAGGTGTTAGTAGCTCTGCCCACATAGGATTGGCGATACGCATGATACCTGTGCTTGGATCTCTTTTCACCTCAATGATAGTCTGGGAGCCATCAGGGTTGTCATTCACATACTTGATTCTATCGAAAATAGGCTTGCCTCGCGAATCTAGTTTGACATTACCTCTAACGAATCGACCTGACCGTGGATCGCGTCGATTCTCGATGGCGACACCACCTTGCTCCTTCCGCAGTTTGTCCAACAAAGCGGTATGCTTCTTTGTACCGATACGAGTTTTTTTCAACTCGTCCAAAGTGGCCTGCCCTGCCATAGCTATCCTGTCGTATGCAAAGGTGCCTGAACGCTGCTTGAACTCACGGTGCGAGACTTCGTGAGGAGTCATGGTAATGGTCTGAGGCATACCGCCCTTACCACTTGTTATATTCGTGTCCCAGTCCTTAGAATCCAACACGGCCTCTAAGCGGTCTATCAAGGCTTTAGACTTTGCCTTCTCAGGACTGTCGTCAGCGGCGGCATTGAATGCCGTATACGCCGCCTGTAGCTTCCGCATGTCGTCATTCATTTTTGGCGAACTAAAGGCTCTAAGCATCTTCGCAAAGTTACGCTTACCCTCAGCACCGATAAGTTTCATGACTCGTTCGTTCGTCAGATTGTCAGCTTCGCCGCTCATCTGTTCGAGTATATCTGTCGTGGTAACTGGGTATTCCTTACCTTTGACCTTCACCATTCCAACGATTTGACCGTCTTCCATCTCGTCTTGCACAAGGTGCAAGTAGGCGAGGCGTGGATCAACGGGGTTACCACGCTCGTCGTAGCACTCTTTGATCTCTGACAATCTCGGAGCTGTCGCCTTACCACCTTCTTTGTGTGGCTCCCAGTTGTTGAACTTTTTGCTGCTACCGTCCTTTCCGTAGCGAAAATAAACAGTGCGCCCCTTATGGTTCATCTCGTAAAAACGATCAGCCGTTGACCTACCGTTTTTCTGGTGTCCGACCGCATCTTCGTCGGGCGGGTCAAGGCGGTGGAAGTCACCACCGAACGGCGGTAGAGGATTAGCCTCTTTATCTGCGATTAGAGCCTGCTGGAACTCGCTAGGCTGTGAGTTGTTCCACCACTGAAAGCGTGGATCTTTTGGGCCAACCTCGTCAAGACCCTCAACTTTAGAAAGCGCCTGCCGAGCCTCCTTGCGCTCTTCAGCAGTGGTAGCGTCAGCTATCGCTGCCTTAGCCTTCTCAACGGCATCAGGGTCTGTAATCCTTGGGTGCAGAACCTCGGCACCGAATACATTTTCGCGGAACCAGTCATACTGCTTTGGACACTTCTGTGCCATCTGGTGGGGATATAGCAAACAGGCGGTGAACCCTTCAGCCCAACGCTCGTAACTGTTCTCTTGCCCGTAACCAGTTACTGCAATCTCCCCAGCCTTACCTTTCTTACCGCGCTTCGTTCCGTCGTGGTCTATCTTTTTATGCTTGCGACATTCATCATTGCAGAAGTTCAGCCAATCGTCCCAGCTCGCGCCTGTCCAACCACGCTGTTGTAACTCGTCGAAGTCTTGGCTCCGATAAGCGCCCATACGGTTGTGGAAGGCGTGCGCCATCTCATGTACAAGGCACTCTACGCCAAAAGCGCCGCCTTTCATGCCGTACATATTACCGTCTTCACCGCCGCCGCCGCCATTCATAGACATGCGATCTAGCGCAGTAACGATGACAGTTTGACCATTTCCAGCGTAACGAGCGTAAGCTGCCGCTTTCTTGCGTTTGATATCGCTGTCGGCTGCTACGCCTACTAAAATAGACTTGATGTCACCATCGAAAAACTTTGTGAAAGAAGCTGGGAGTGCTGAGTAGGCGTGTTCGACCATCCTCAGCGCGTGTAGCTTTTTACCGTGTGGATCTGCGGGATCGCCGTCGCTACCGTAATGACTTGCCACCGCCTCCATGTACATTTCCCTTGCCGCATCACTGATGAGTAGCTTGGGTGGGTTCTTATAGTTCAAGATCTCGTCTACAAACTCATTAGTCAAATCCTTGAGAGCCTTCTTAGCTGCTCCTATATCAGGATTGTCAGCAGAGAACTTCTCCTTACTGTAGCCTTCGCCATGTGTTTCAACTGCCGCTTTATGACGGCGGCGCTCAAGTCGTGTCAAACTCTTTTTCTTTTTCTTGAGGATCTTAGCTCTGTCTTCTGCCCACTCTGCACGATCCTTTTCGTTGTCGTAGTAGTATTTCCATTTCAGCTTTCCACTAGTAACGACTCGCTGCCTTCGCCAGTACTTGTGACCTGCTTTAGGCCCACGCTCGAAACCACCACCCTTAGCTAAAACTGTTTCGGCAGGTAGGAATAAATCGTTGATATCATTGAAGCCTGCTGCGTCGATCAGGGAGGCTGACAATCCTAGTTTCTTGCTCATTTTAGCCCTCTACAGGTATGGCGACAACGCCGTTGATGCTTTCGACTGCTAGGCCAAAGTGTGTGATAACTCCATGAGTTACGGGGTCTTTTATAATACGATAGTTAGTGTTACCATCATCGACACTTTCATGGGGCGTCTGGGGAAGGCTCATCGCTTTTGCGACATGACTGACGAAACCCGTGTCGGCTACCTTCGGATTCAGCATTGTCAGGTAGTACCCGTCAATGGATTCAGTGTCGAATACTATATGGCAAGCGTCACGATAAAAAGGCTTTGAGGCGTATTCTCTCCGCAGTAGGTATCTAGTGTCATGTTCGTAATCTTCAGCCATTGTCAGTCTCCTGTAGGTGACGCTGTTTTTTATTCCCTGCCCATGAATCTCGCGAACTTTTCGTCAGTCATCACTTTACTCTTACCAGAACGAGGACGACTTGTCGATGTTGGAAGATGAGCGCCTGACATAATAGCCTGTGCTGCCCCGTCCAGCACATCAGCTATCATCAAATGCTCACGGGATTCGGTAGCACCTACGCCTGTATCGAAGACTTCTGACGGGTCTACGGTGAAGGTTTGAGCGTGTAGCTTGAACATCTCAAGACGCTGCTCGTTGCGATGATCGTGGAAGATCGTGCGAACCAACCTACTCTCTTTCGATGTGGCCTTACCCGCTTTTTCTTTGAGTAGAATCTTCTCGACCTCTTTAGATCTACCCATAGCAATGCCTGCCTGCATGAGTGATACTCTCTCGTCATTTCCAAGTTTCTCGCGTAGCTCAGCGTGCGACGGGCCTTGGTTTTCAGGCGGCTGCCACACCGATTTCGGCTTGCTCCAAATATCTGCATACCTGCGAGCTTCTGATCTGGAGGCTTGGGCATGTCGCTTGAAAGAACCTACCGCCTGCTGTCGAGCCTCAGCACCTGCTCTGATTTTAGTCCTGTCCGAACTACCCTCTTTGAGTTTTAGCCGCTGGGCTAACTCTAGATCTGATATACGACTACTGTCAGCGCTGAACGCCTGACCTTTACCATCAAAGTTGAATAATACTTGCAGTACCTGTGCATTGTCAGCAGACATTCTGCCGATAATGCTGCTGACCTCTGACTGTAAATGATGGGCAGTCCCTACTGCCATTCCTTGGTGAGCGCCATGTGGTAAAAGACCTTCATCATGGCGCTCCATCCACTCCGAACCTCTTAGCCTGTCGCCGTCCATTAGTGGCTGTAGACGAGCGATCATCGACAGCTTACCCGCATGAAGCGAGCCGTGTTCAGTCCCGTCAGGACTGACAATGTGCCAGTCCTCCATTGGTAGCTGCTCGCGAGATTGATCGACGATCTTCTCACCGTTATCATAGCTGCCTAGAGATTTTCTATTACTGAAGATGCTTGCTTTCGTGACATGCCACTGTTTCGCTACGGCTTCAGGAGTTGGTTCAGCCTCACCTTTCCGCGCACGATTTCGAGCTGCTATCAGTCCATGTACTAGCTGCAAGTGACTGCGCGGTACACTAGCGCCGCCAGCCTTGATAGTCTGTTGAGCCGCCCTGTTAGCGTATGTGCGAGTATAGTCCTGAGCTATTGGTATAAATGGCCTACCACCGTCATAGCTACGCATGGCTAAGACAAATCCCATGAGCGCACCTGATCTTAGCGACTCGTAGTCGTCAGTCAGTTGACCTGTACCGTCTACTTTTGGAACATGCCACTGCTTCGCGATACTTGCTATGGCACCTTCAATAAGCGGTTCAAACTCCTTTAGTAGAGCAGCCTGTTCAGGCTGGGGAATGTCCACACCCTTTGTTGTGCGGCGACCTTCAAAATGATCGTCGCGAATGGATATGAGGGGGTAGTGTCCACCCTCCAACTTTTCTAATATCGTACCTGCTTTAGCTGTACTATTCTTATAAACCTTGGCGCGTTCTCGCGTGTCGCCTGCCTCCGTAGGTGGCGTATCTCTGCGACCACGGGGGATGGCTTTGCGCTTTGGCTTTGGTTTCCTAGAGATTCGTGTGCCACCCTTACCTGACAATCCTTTAGGGCGCTTAGGCTTACTCTTTTTCTTACCACCTTTCAGGCCGACAACGCTGCTACTGTTGATGATCTGTGGCTCACCAGAGGCATGTCCTAGCTCTGGGTTGTAGGGTGTCAGAACAACTGTACCAGCGGGGTGTTTAGGCACTGCGTCTGGAGTCCAAACGAAAGTACCTGACCTGCCGCGTACTTTGAAAAAGTGACCCGCCTGAGCCTCGGAATGCACACCTGTCCCTAGCGTGTAGTCCTCGTCCCACTGCTCATGATGATCATGGTGGTGTTGGTCAGGGTACCAGTAGTCATAACCACCCTTGCTGCTAGGTTTCCTAAAGCCGCGATGCTTTCCCTTTGGTATAGGTGTGAAGCCCTTTGGCGGCTTATCGCCTGCCTTTATGAGATTGTCAGGTTTGATAGACTTACCTAGAGCTGAGCTGAACCACGCCACGCCTTTCATCTCTGGTTGCGTAACCCTCTCCCTAATCTCATCGACTGTACTGGCGATTGCGCCGACGATTTTCCTGTCATCTGACTGATAGTAATCTGCGTGGCCTCGCCTAGCAGCGGCCTCTGTCTTGAATCCGATGGCTATCTTGTCCTCACCATATTGCTTGAGGTCACCTTCGCTGGCGTCTGTGTCAGTCCGATGGGCGTCTTGAAGTACCCAGATCTTCTCGCTGTCCAGATCGCTACCTAGAACTATATCGACGGGATCGCCGTCTACCCCCTGTGAGCCGATGATGTCACCATAGCTAACAGATGTCCTTAGCTTGCTGTGTGGGTTCACCTCCCCCGCCAAATGCTCTAGCCCCAACAAGATACCAAAGTAGTTCACGACGCCTTTGTATTTCCCGTGAGCAGGGCCAATGATGTCTTTTAGCTGCATTACTATTCTCCAGCGTCGTCTATGAGGTTGCCACCTTCACCAACAACCGCTGGTGCTGACAATCCACTACGCCACTCTTTAGGTAGCTCGATAAACTTCGGTAGTCGAACTAGCTGGCAAGCGCAGAACGGGTGGACGGGGTCTATAGTGGCCTTCCACTCTGCTGCTCGTCTCCCTATATTGTTCCCATTGCTTTCCATATCATCAAGATAGTACAGTTTTGGATTACCTGCATTGTCAGAATGTAACCTTAGACAATGCTTACAAGCGTCGGGGCGAGGCAACTTGAAGGCTATAATCTTGTCGAGAGGCCGCTTATCCGCTTTAGCCTTCTCCTTCTCTTGCTCATCCCAAGATGCTTTCAGACCGTCATTCAGCGCTCGCTGAGTCTCGGTCTGTGCGATGCGTTTCAAGTCTCTACCCCAGTCGTTAGTCGCATGTCCGATGTCGCTGGCAACCCTTTTCGTCGTGCTTCTGAATGAGTCGTCGAAAAAAGTCTCTTCCTTACCAGCCTTGATCCCGCGTTCGCGCATACGCTTAGCTGCTTGTTCGTCACCAAACCTAGCTGAAACGACATCTTTGATGGCTGAGCGCAGGCGGTGATCTAGCTCTTTGTCGGCTTCGATCAGTCTACTACCTATCTTTGCACCTACCTTGTTGCCTAAGCCAACGATGTACTGTGCTGCCCGCTGGTTGGCTGCTTCAGAGGCTAAAACCTCTACTTCAGTCCGTGGCACTGGGTTTCGTTTGATCTCGGCCATGAAGTCGTCAATGGTTGTACCGTAGCGTGTATACTGGCTCGCATGGTCGAGATGAGCCATGAAAGCGCCAAAATGATGTAGCTGCTCTGACACCCTGACTGCTGGATTTGTGGGATCGACAAGATCCAAGCCTATCGCCATTTTCCACGCTTCGGGCGTTACTGAGCTTTCCCCGTAAAGAGCCGCCGCAACGGCGGTATGATGCTCTTCGATCACCTTGACGATCTCCCGTATCACTGATGGGTCGAAAAGCAGAGACATCGCTAGTTACTGAGTCGGAGGCTGTAGGTGGCGTATCCGTTCACGCACCCACACCATATCTTCGCGTACTTTTGCCATGTCTTTACCTAGTGCGTCTAAAGTATCGGCGTTTCGCTCCATAAGTGCTAGACGCTTATCAACATCGGCTAGATCATCACGCATTTCGTGAAGGTCGCCTATCACACCTTTCAAAAAATAACCGACAACCGTTAGTAGTAACGCGACTACCCCCCCGATTACGCTGATGTCTACAACTCCCATCCTCTCCACTCCACTAACTATTGTCTGCTGAATATCCACTAGTTCACCCTAGCAGGTGAGTCGCTGAGGCTTTACTAACTGCGTCAGCTAGTATCCTTTCGATCTCCCCGTTCATGGATGTTGTGGCCTTGTCATATATGTTCAAGTATTCCGCTAATGCTTCATGTAGTACCTTGAACCGTGGTTGACCGTTCACAGCCACCGAACGCTTCGTAGCGCCTGTCGCTTTGACTAAACGGTCAATCCACTGATCTCTGTCAGCACCATCTGCGACGGCGACGGCGATGAGTGCGCGTAAAACCTCCTCTGGATTTCCCGCGATCTCACCGTCAGGTGCTGACAATCCTAACGCCATTAGATGGCGTCAGATGTCGTCAATACGCCTTGGTACAGTAATACCGAGTTGCGGGCAGTATTGTCAACAGTGAAAGTACCAGTAGTAGCACCTGTAATCTCGACATTGACATCTGCTACGCGACACCAGAGGTTATCACCGAGAGCTGTTGTAATCTCAGCGTCAGTAGGTGTTACTTCGGAACCCGTGGCGGCTTCTGATCCCCAAACAGCCTTTAGAGCAGGTGCGCCGCTGATGTCTACCACAACAGCAGCAATAGCGTTCAAACCGCTTGTTGCTGTGAAGGTGATGGTATCAGCTAAAGCCGTAGCTGACGCCGCGCTTACTTGCTCGAACCCGCCGCCGCCTGTAACGAAACCTCCCGTGTTGTCGATGGTGAGAGTGCAGACACTAGCTAAAATGGCGCTGCCATTGTCAGCGGTGGCGACACCGTCAGCGTGTGAACGAAACCAGTTGGCGAAGGCGTTTAGCATTGGTAAAACGCTACTCGCCTGCTCTGCTAATAATGAAGGTGCGCCCATTTTATACTCCTGTGTCAATATCCACTTCGTAGAAGCGAACAAGTTTGTTGTTAGAGTGCCCTAACACTCGATTTGATTGTATCCCAGCAGCACCTGACTTTGCAACATTGTCAGGCACTTCTTCTTCAGTCTCTTCAGATCCATAAACTTTTCCATCTGGCCCAGTTATTTCTCCGAGAGATCCGTCGTCAGAATCGTCGCCACCGTCAGAGTCGTCAGAGTCGTCAGAATCATCAGCACCTTCAGCGTCATATTCGCCATCTTCCTCGCCTTCGTAGCCGTCGTCATCTTCATCTCCCATGTCTTGGCTCTGTGCCCATTGCAGCCATGTCGGATCTAAGATGACATCACCTAGTTTTTCCTCTAGGGCTTCCAGCCCCACCTGCTCGCGGGCTTCGTTGACCGTCAGGAATAGCTTTTGCTGCTTCTGTAAAAGGTCTGTCTCACCGTCTGAGCCTCGGCTGTCAAGATTGACGGGTACAGCTTCGTATAGAGGATCGATTCGCGATAGAAAGTGCTTGTTCAGGGAGTCAAAGAAAAACTGTACAAGCGGCCTAAGTCCTAAGTCTTTGGAGGCTTGCAGTTTCTCTTCTGTGCTGACATTCCCCATAGCTGAAGACTGCCCTGTATTACCATAGCTGAAGTTGACCTCTTCAGGCGCAATAAGGAATCTGGCGCAAACGACCTTTATCAGGAAGTCCATCCAAGCGCTCATTTCCATGTCGCGTGAGTTCATTTGCATTGAGATCCACTGCACATCTTCTGCATTCATTATAGGCGTTCGCCAACTGTTGCTGACGCCAGCGACCTGCGCGTACCACTGACGACGAAACGCCGCCATGTGCTTATCGGGGATGGTGCCCTTCAGGTTCAAGATCCCCTTGGTCGCTGAGCCTTGACTGAAAAAGCGCCTGTTGTACTCGATACCCCACAAAAATCCTGTGATCTCCCTGACAAGCGTCTCGATTTCAGATTGCCCATAACCATAAGTCTTGATGCCGCTCCGAGGGTTTCTGACGCAGAAGGCTAGTTCATGACCTGTGAAGTCTGTGACTATCATGCCTTGCATAACTTGAACGGCGAAGGGATCGTCCAGCGTTTCGTAGGAAACTGGATCAAGTAGCCTTATTGTAGCTGGGTCAACTATTGTAAAGTAGCTTGGATCGCCCTTGCGATCTGGTACGACCTCAAAGGTAGCTTGATCGTAGGTCAGGCTGTCCTTGATGAACATGCCAGCAAAGTCTCGTAAAGACATAGCATCATGTGGAGCGTTGTCGTCTATGTAGCCACAGTGCAATAAGACTTTTTCTAACTCATGGCAGCGCTCTTCGACCTCTGGCGTGACCTCTGCTTTGCGATCTTTTAGCCGAACTCTAAATCCGGGAGCATGTCGGTCTTCAGGGCGCTGGCAGAAAGTCTGAACCTGCGTTGCCCGCACCTTGCAGATATCGGTGATCACAGGTACGCCATTTGCGATACCTGCGATAGCTGTGAATGTTAGCTCGCTGGGTTTCTCGCGGTAGCCCATGAGGCTGACAATGTCGAAAGGGTCAAACGCAATGGCTTTAGGCTCACCTTCAGGTGAATGGTCTTCACGCTCAACAGCGCCTTTGTCCTTCATTGCCGCCTTGTACAGACGCTCATCAATGTCAGACATCCTACGATTGTCAGCGCGTTCAGTCGCCCAAGCATCGACGCTTGACGCAGCAGTGCGTACAGCCTCAGACGCTGCTCGTTGCCCCGCTCCTACGACCTGTTTGATGTCGTCACGAAATCCCACCAGCTACTCCTTACTCAGATTCACTAGATTAGAATCTGGGTGCATAAGCCGTCCATTCGCGAATCGTGGTAGTTCAACTTCTACCGCCTTCGGAGCCTGTGTCACAGCCTCCTCTGGTGGTCTATCCATTCCTAACGCAGGCGTGGGTATAGCCTGTGGCTCGTAAGGGCCACGATCAACCATACTGACACTGCCCTGCTGAAACTTTGTAGCTCCGCGTGTCGCTGGGTCTTTCCCATTCACTAATGCTAATAAATCTGCCCTATCCATTGCCGCCTCCTTACGATTTTAGTCTAGTCGATCTTATATATGCTGTTGACCCGTGGTGCGTAGCCTTCGATTAGCGACTTCTTGACTGCGGTTTTGGTTGCGCTGGCTACGCTCGCCATGCCGCCAACTGGCCGCCCCTTTCCTGAAAGACGATCATGCAGGGCCTTCGCGCTGTGGCGTTCTGCCATTGCTGCAATGCCGCCGCCTGCTTTTGCCCGTTTCGCGTGAACGCCAGATGAGACATGGTGATCATGGTAACCGTCTTTGACTTCGTCGTGGAAGTTGTCAGCCATGTCACGGGCAACTGCGCGGCGCGTGGCAGCATCGAAGTGGTGGCCTCCACCCGCAGGGGCACCGTACTCTTTGCTGTAATGTTTAGAGGCATTGTCAACTTGGTGCTGAAACAGTTTTCCCGCTTGAGCATGATCGTATGTCCCAGCAGCAATCTTCTTTGCTAGGTTCTTGTGGATCGAGCCACGCTGAGTTTCGTTCTGACTAGAAGTGCTTTCGTTAGCCAAATGCTCAGTGTTGTCGATGTGCAAAGTAAGTTCCCTTGCACCATGTTCGTCATGTTTCTTAGCCTGTGGTGCAGGCTTGCCAGCGTGTTTTTTCTCGTCCCAAGGGATAGTGTGCTGTGGGTCTGCCCATTTACCACCGCGTTTTCCGATGTAGGGGCCACCTGACTTAGCGAGGGACTCTCCGTAGTGACTTTCGATGTGGGGAGCGTAGCCCCCTTCTATAAACTTTGACATATCTTATCCCTGTTTGTTTAGGTTGTAGTGTCCAATAACATGTGGCGCGTAGCTGCCGCTGAGTAATGATTTCCCACTGGAGCCTTCACCACCCTTCACCAGATCGGGATTGTCAGTCGCTGACTTCTTCGCGTACTTCAAGGCCATGTTTCGCTTCTGCCCAGCCGCGACCCGACCGTGGAAGTCTTTGGCACCGAAATGCGAGTTAGCCATCGCGTGGTGGTGATCGCGTTCTTTGCTTCCGCGTGGAAGACTCCACGCCTTTTCGTCGTGCTGATGGGCGACAGAACTGTGCGCCTGTGCTGCGTGTAGGTGATCGCTCGGTTTCCAATGCTTCTCTTTCGTGTCACTGTTCTGCGAAGCGGATTTCGCTCCATGATCTTCGTGCTCATAGCGTCGGTGCATACCGTGGGTAGATGGGTGTGGGGTCTTCGGCGCATAGATCGCGTGACCGCTTCCAGTGTGTCCGATGACATGCCCACCTCTGGAACCTTCCTTGTCTCCCTTCACCAGATCGGGATTGTCAGTGACTGACTTCTTGACATGCTCCGATGTGTAGGTTGCTCCGTGAGCTGCGTCTGCCGCTGAAGACTTCGGCTGCTCTGGTGGCTGGTAGAACTGCTGCTTCATGGCAGAACCATAATGCGTCAAGCGATTGATCCCTGCCTTCGCATCTTCCGCTCGCAAGGCTGCACCCGCATGTTGGTCATGGACATTCATCGCATCGTGGTGGTAATCCAGCGCCCTCTGGTGGTCTTGACCCGTCGCCAGATGCTTCTCCTCAGCCGCTTCATGCTTATCCGCTTCTCGCTGGAATGCGTCCCGCGAGTTTCGGTCGGGGGCTGCGTCGGCTCTGTCGTATGCCTTTTCAGCCGCTTTGTCCGAGGTTGCCGCTGCTCTCATAGACGCTGATCGGGCCATGAAGTGCTTGGTCGCCTGCTTCGCATGGGCATCCACCGCGTCGTCGTGATCTTCGCTGCTCCAACCCTTTGTATGCCCCTTGAAGTTGCCAGCATGAGAAGCGTAGATCGGCTTTCCACTTCCAGTGTGACCGATGACATGCCCGCCTCTGGAACCTTCCTTGCCTCCCTTCACCAGATCGGGAGTGTCGTCTACTGACTTCTTCACGGCGTCGAATCCCTGTTTGTTTAGGTTGTAGTGTTCAATAACATGTGGCGCGTAGCTGCCGCTGAGTAATGATTTTGCTGTATTGTCGTTAGCCCTAAGACGCTTTGTTTGCATCTTGACGGCGTGATCCCGAAGTTCTTTATCACTGTGGGGCGAGCGCATACTGGGTTGAAGGTGTGCTGGAAGGCGGGTTCTCGCCTTTACATGGTGCAGATGTTCGTGACTCTCCGACTGCTGCGTGTGGTAGTCACTGGCATGGAAGTGGTCGTGAGCCACATTGATGTTGCTGTCCTGCCCAAGGTTCATTGCCTGATGCCCAGCAGCATCATACTGGGAAGCCAAGGCGCGGTGTACCTCTGACGCGGCTAGGTGTTCGGCTGCGCTAAAGTTCTGGTGATCCTTTTTTACACTGCCGCCATGCGAAGCATAGATCGCTTTACCTCTGACTGGCGTGTGCCCGATGACATTTCCACCGACAGGCTCTTTGGCTGCGGGTTTCCAAGTCTTTGGGCTGTATGATTCACCAGCCCAATCGCTTGACCGCATTGTCGCAACCGTGAGGGCTTCCGCAGCATGGGCTTGGGCATCTTTCAAGGTCATCGGTTT